TATACTCGGTCATACCGGTGTCTAATCCAAGTCCTCGGACCAGTCCGTTCATCATCTGTTGAGTCACCTTGTGATCAGCACGATCGGTTGCGGACGTTAAGTCTGAACTACTAATGAATTGAGGTTGTTTCTCATAATCGTTGAAGTGACGTTTATAAGACTGCCCAAATCTATACAGGTGGTGCGTATCGGCAAGGCCGACATGTGCTCCTGGAAGTATCATTAGTATGTCTTTAATATAGTGGCTAGCGGGAGTGAGGTAGAGGTATACCCATGTCTCACCACTTGTTACTGGTCGGATCTTTCCGCCAGGCTCGGTCACTATAAAACACTTTACCTTAGGCTTGGGCTTGTTTGAAGTCAACCAATCGTTGTGCTTCTTCGATGCCCAAAGGAATAGGAGTTTCCCAATTCTTGCATCAAAACCAGATGCTAAGTCATTGTCAAACAACCATCCAACCTTTATATGGTCTCCAAGTTCACCTGGAAGACATTTTTCGTAGAGATAGGCCACTGACCATAACTCTCGATCACCATCTTCTAGGTTACAAACTTTATTACCATACTCGTCGAAGTAGAATTCGTCATCGAACTCATAACCAAGGTTATGAGGCGATGTGCGAATATAATCAGTAAATTCTGATTCTTCTTCAAGAGTATGCCATTTTCCTCCTTTAGATCGAGTAGCTTCCCAACAAGAACCACCTGTCAATGACAAATGGGTCTCTTTTGGAAGTTTCTTCCCGATCTTAAGGAGCCTTTTCTTAATTCTTTTAGAGACAAGGTCTCCTACAGCGTATGCTCCCCAAAGTTGCTTTTCAGTGAAATCAACTTTTTGGATTATACCTTGAAAGAATTCAAGAGTTTTCTCTTTCATCTTCTCGATCCCAGGAGGAGGTAACATTCTGGACTGGCACAAGTGCGCAATCCACCAAAGTTCCTCCTTACTTGGATCTTGAGTGAACCAACGGTTAAATGAATCTGAACACTTATAAATGATCTCTAGTAGATCCGTTTCCCTTGATGGCCATGCCAGCTTGGGACAACCCTCTACTTTAGAGTCAAAATAGGTGTTCTGTATCTGATTAGTCATTGACTTCCAGATTCCAGTGAATTCGTCGCAACCAAATTCAATACAAAAACTAATGACAAAGGTTTTGAGG